CGACCGTTGCGGCGACTTACTCTCTGGCGCCTGCGCGGTTCGACAACGGCGGTGCAGTTTACCCGCCGCAAGTGGATCAGTTACCGCCGGTGCTGGCTCCTCTCTTTCTGGCGAGTGGCAGCAAGTTCTTCGTCTTGCGGGTGCGTAGAGGAGTCGCCCCGCCGGAGTTTCATCCACAAGGGCAGCCCAATAGCTCGGCTTGGGCCGCGCATGACGTTGCGATTTCTCCCGCATGGGACGAGCGCGGCATAGCGGTATCTTCCGCATGGAGCGCTCGTGGCATTACGGCTTCTCCTGCATGGGTCGAGCGCCAACCTACACCGTCTCCGACGTATACCAAATCCTATTAGCCCGTTTCGGGTGCTTTCACTTTGTGGTAAGATGAAAGGGCGCCTTGGGGAATTGCATGACTACCAGCGGCACTTCTGTTTTCGACCTCGATATGGCCGACATTTTCGAGGAGGCTTTTGAGCGTTGCGGGGTCGAGCTTCGCAGCGGTTACCACTTGCGCACCGCCCGCCGCAGCCTTGAGCTTATGATGGCGGAGTGGGCCAACCGTGGCGTGAATCTCTGGACTATCGAGGAAGGCACGATCCCGCTGGAGAAAGGGGTCAGTCAGTATGCCATGCCTGCGGACACCGTGGATGTGGTGGATCATGTCGTGCGCACCGGCGCGGGAGCCAATCAGTCGGATGTCTCGATCACGCGCGTGGGGGTGAAGACCTACGCGAACATTCCGAACAAGGAAGTGCTTGGGCGTCCCACGCAGTTCTGGTTCCATCGGCGCAGTGGGAAGGAAACTCCCTCGGGGACGCAGTATCCGATTATCACGGTCTGGCCTGTCCCCGACAGGGACGACTTCTACACGCTGGTGCTTTGGCGCCTGCGCCGCATTCAGGACGCGGGCGATAGCTCCGCCGTCGCGGATATTCCGTTCCGCTTCCTTCCCTGCCTCGTCGCGGGTCTGGCGTATCATCTGTCCCGCAAGCTGCCGGGAGCACTGGAACGCAGTGCGCTGCTCAAGGCGGATTACGAGGAGCAGTGGCAGCTCGCCGCTGACGAGGATCGGGAGAAGGCGTCGTTGTTCATCATCCCACGAGGGTAGTCGTCATGCCTGACCTATACGCTTCCGGCAAACGCGCCCTCGCCATATGCGATCAGTGCGGGTTTCAAACCGAGCTGAAAGACCTCAAGGAGCTGGTGCGCAACCGCCAGAAGACCAACTTGCGGGTGTGTCCCGAATGCTGGGAGGCAGATCATCCCCAGTATGACGTTGGCAGGTATCCCGTCCGCGAAGCCATTTCCGTGCGTAACCCTCGTCCAGACAGCACCTATACGCAAGGGGGGCTGACGGTGCGCGGCACGGTGTCGATGGGGAGCCGCGACATTCAATGGGGGTGGAACCCGGTTGGGCTGCGCAACCCTCTAGGTTTATCTGGGTTACCGAACATGCTACAAGCGGATGCCGTTTTGGGCCATGTGTCGGTCGTTGTGGAGTAGGCTATGAACATCAGCAACCCGAGGTCGGTGAAGCAGCCGAAAAGCGTGCCCGTGCCGACTTGCTGTGGGTATCCGAACAACGTGAAGGCTACCCAGACAGTCAAGACGCGGGGCACTGGGGCGGCTACTCGTGGTGTGCGCAGCAGCACGAAGCTGGGGTAAGCCGTGGACTACGCCGAGCTGTTCGAGGCCGTGAAGGGGTATGTCGAGAACGACTTCCCCGACACCTCGTGGACTGATCCTGCGGGGACGGGCACGGTTGTCCTGACTTCGACCGAGCAGATCAACACCTTCATCCGGCAGGCCGAGCGGCGTATCTATCGGGATGTCGAAGTCCTTGTTTCCTACGCGACCGCTGCCGGTGCGCTGACCGCGAACGACTGGCATCTGGCCATCCCGTCGGACTGGCTGTGGACTTTGTCTTTCGCTGTTGTGACCTCCAACGGGAGGTTCCATTACCTGCTGCAAAAGGACTTCCCCTTCATACGCGCAGCCTATCCGAACCCGAGCACCACGGGTCTGCCACGCTATTACGCCGCCAAGTCGCAAACCCAGTTCGTTCTCGGCCCTACCCCGGATGACGGTTACGCCTACGAGATGAGCTATTACTGCTACCCGGAAAGCATCGTCACTGCGGGCACGACTTGGGTTGGCGACAACTTCGAGGGCGCGCTGCTCTATGGGGCTTTGCTGGAAGCCTACACCTTTATGAAGGGGGAAGCGGACGTGTTGCAGCAGTATCAGATGCGCTATGACGTCGCTATGGCGCAGATGAAGGCGTTCGCGGAAGGTAAGGCGCGCACTGACGACTATCGGTCTGGGCAACGGAGGTTCGTGGTGCCGTGATTTCCCAGACCCTCACCAATTCCTTCAAGGCGGAGCTTCTGCTCGGGGTGCATGACTTCCGTGTAGGAGGGGACGTGTTCAAGCTGGCGCTCTACACGGCAGACGCCGATCTGGGTGCGGATACGCCTTCCTACACGACCGAAGGGGAGGTCGTCGGGCCGGGTTACACCGCAGGGGGGGTCACCTTGACCAGCAGCGGAGTAAGCATACAGGGCCGCACCGCATGCGTGACGTTTTCCGATGTCAGCTTTCCCGGCGCGAGCTTTGCCGCTCGAGGCGCTCTGGTATATAACTCCACTCCATCCGCAGACGGGCTTGGGGGGCCGGTCGTCAATCCGTCTGTAGCGGTGCTCAATTTTGGCGAAGACCGGATCGCCTCTGGCGGCACATTGACAATTCGTTTCCCCTTGGCGTCGCCGGAGGGGGCCTTGGTGAGGATTGCGTGATGACACAGAGCGAACCTAGGTGGCTCCAGATTGCCAGATCATACATCGGGGTGAAGGAGGTTCCGGGGCCGAGGCACAACAACACCATCGTCAGTTGGCTGGTGTCGTTGCGTGCGTGGTGGCGGGATGACGAGACCCCATGGTGCGGGGTGTTCGTCGCCCATTGTCTGCGCGAGGCCGGGATTACCGACCTACCCGAGTATTGGATGCGGGCACTGGCATGGGCGCCTTGGGGCACCAACTTGCGTGCGTCACACGTCGCTCCCGGAGCTATTCTGGTGTTTTCCCGGCAAGGCGGAGGGCACGTAGGTTTCTACGTGGGGGAAGACGCGAGCTTTTACCATGTTCTTGGCGGTAACCAGCGAAACATGGTAAACATTATGAAGATCGCCAAAGCCCGGTGCGTGGCCATCCGCTGGCCTAAAGGGGAGCCGGTCGTCGGAGGCCCCGTGTTCCTTACCGGGGGAGAAGTGTCCACCAACGAAGCCTAAGGAGGTTATCATGTCGTTCATTCTTTGGCTGCTCGGGCGCCTGCGGGAGCCGTCCACTTATGCGGGCCTTTCGGGTCTGGCGCTGGCTTTCGGGCTTTCGGGGGAGCTGTATCAGGCCGTCGCCACCGCGCTTGCAGGCGTGGCTGGGCTTGTTGCGGTTATCCTCTCTGAGCGTAGCAAACCGGAGCAACCCACGGAATGATGCGCCTGCTCACGTTCTTGTTGTCGCTGCTGGACAGGCTTTTCCGTATATGGGAGGAAGCAAGGCTTCGGCAGGAAGGGCGTGAGCGCCTCCAGAAGGAGATGGATCGTGCTTCGCAACAAGCGGTGGAGAAGGCGGAACGCGCTGTTTCTGTGCCTGACCCTGAGCGCGACGAGCGCTTGCGTTCACGGTTCGACCGAAGTCGTCGTTCGGAGTGACTACTGCCGGATAGCGGCGCCTATCTCCTATGACTCGACGCGGGATACACCGGAGACTGTTGCGCAGATCGAGGCTCACAACAGCAAGTGGGTGTGCGTGTGCGAGAGGGATTGCCCGGCTCAAGATGAGGGAAAGTGATGCCTAGCACGTATAGCCCGCTCAAGCTGGAGTTGATGGCTACTGGCGAGAAGCTCAATACTTGGGGGGACATCGCCAACAGCAACTGGACGGCGCTGGAAGAGGCTGCTTCCGCCTCTGCGGATGTGACGTTTTCCAGTGCGAATGTCACGCTCTCGCTGGCAGACACCAACGCTTCGCAGACCGCGCGGCATATTCGCTTGCGCTGCACCGGCACCACGGGCGGGGCGCCCCGCGATCTTGTCGTGCCTGCTGTAGAGAAGCCCTATATTGTCCGTAACGATTGCGCGGATGCAATCACGGTCAAGACGCCTTCGGGGACTGGGGTTACGGTTCCTCCGGGTCGGACTATGTGGGTTTACACCGACGGAACCAACGTCGTTGATGTGACCACTCACTTGTCGGGGTTGACGCTTGGGACTGCGCTTGCCCTCGCTTCCGGCGGCACTGGTGCGACTACGGCCTCTGCTGCGCGTTCCAACCTTGGGGCGGCTGCGTCTGGCGCCGTTGGCTCCAGCGGCATCACCATGTCCACCGCCCGCATTCTGGGGCGCACCACCACGGGCACCGGCGCCATTGAGGAGATCACTATAGGCTCGGGGCTTAGTCTCTCCGGTGGCGTGCTTAGCTCCACGGCAGGAGGCGGCACTGTCACGAGCGTGAATGTCAGTGGCGGGATGACGGGACTGACTTTCAGCGGTGGCCCGATCACTGGTTCCGGCACGCTCACGCTCGGTGGGACTCTGGCGGTTGCCTCTGGCGGCACTGGCGCGACGACCTTTACCAGCGGCAGGCTGCTTCGCGGCAACGGCACCAGCGCTGTGGATGCTAGTGGCATCTCGGACGCCAGCATTGCGGTGGCCATCACCATCGACAGCAGCGGACGAGTAGGCGTCGGAACCGGAAGCCCGTCTGAGCGCCTGTCGGTTTCAGGCAACATCACCGCTACGGGCGCTCTGACTTTGGGCACGGCCCTTTCCGTTGCGAACGGAGGAACCGGCGCAACCACGGCCTCTGCTGCGCGTTCCAACCTTGGGGCGGCTGCGTCTGGCGCCGTTGGTTCCAGCGGCATCACCATGTCCACCGCCCGCATGCTGGGGCGCACCACCACGGGCACCGGCGTTGTCGAGGAAATCTCCGTTGGCTCGGGGCTGAGCCTTTCTGCCGGGGTCTTGAGTTCCACTGCGGTCACGAGCGTGGACGTGAGCGGCGGTTCGACCGGACTGACTTTCAGCGGTGGCCCGATCACCAGTTCTGGCACGATCACCTTGGGGGGCACCCTTGCTGTCAGTAACGGCGGCACTGGCGCAACCACGGCATCTGCTGCGCGTTCCAATCTTGGGGCGGCTGCATCTGGGGCGAACACGGATATTACATCTCTCGCTCAGAGCACCACGGTTGCGGATACCGGCACGGCGAGTGCGGATACCCTCGGGTATCGCGGGCTCCCTCTGAATGCGCAGACTTTCGCCTACACGCTGGCCTTGGCGGATCAGGGTAAGCTCGTTCGGGCGCAAGGTAACATCACCATCCCTGCCAACTCGTCGGTGGCGTTCCCAGTCGGGGCGTCGGTGGTTATCTACAACCATACGGGCGGCAACCTGACCATTTCAATCACCACGGATACGCTACGGTTGGCCGGAACGTCGTCCACCGGGACGCGGACGCTGCTGCAACGTGGGTTCGCCACTCTTACCAAGGTCGATACCACCGAATGGGTTGCGTCTGGGGCCGTGCTATGACGGGGATCACGTGCGCCACGCACAACTCGGGGCTTGGGGTTGTTAGCCTTGCTGGGGGTAGCTGGGAGGACTCCGCTATAAGCCCAGCGAGTGCAGAGGCGGTATACAGTCTGGCTGATAACGGGGAGGAGATACTCTCAGGGAGCTTCTCCGGGAGCAGCACTGTCGGTAGATGGCTGGTTCCAGCCAGCAGTCGCGGGCTGTATGAAGCGCGTGTCACCCTCATCAGCGGGGCGCTGTCTTACGGCACCATAGGCAGTTGGGTGACCTTGGAGAATGGCCGTGGGTGGGGGGTGGCTCGCTCTGGGGTAGGAACCGCAAATGCGTCGTTTACGGTGGAAATCCGCCGGATCGGTGACGGCGGGGTCGTCGCAACTGCGGGGGTCGCTCTCGCTGCAACGGTGACTTTTGGGGGGGCGGGTTCCTAGATGCCGTTGATAAAGCTCCAGTTCCAACCCGGCATCAACAGGGATCAGACCTCTTACACTGGGGAGGGGGGGTGGTATGCGTGCGACAAGGTGCGCTTCCGCTCGGGGTATCCCCAGAAGATCGGGGGATGGATCAAATATACCCCAACGCCCTTCAAGGGCGTGTGCCGCCAGATGTGGAACTGGGTGACTACCTTTGGCGACAACCTGCTGGCTCTCGGCACCAACCGAAAGGTGTATATCGAAACCGGGGGTGCGTATTACAACATCACCCCGTTCGACGCCCCTTTGGCCGGTTCTAACACTTTCGCCGTAACCAACGGCTCCGCCGTAGTGAGCGTCACGACGGCGACCCCACTGCCGGATTGGCTGTCCACCGGAGACACTGTGCGCGTTGCAGGGTTTGCTTCCGCGCTGGGCGGGGTGCCTGCGTCGCAGCTTAACGGAGTGCACATCGTTACCGTCACGGGTAGCAGCACTTTCACCTTTACCGTCTCTGCCACGGCGTCATCCACTACGTCCGTATCCGGAAGCGCTTATACCGTGCAAACTGAGATCGCGCCGGGCAATCCTATCAGTCTCTTGGGGGCTGGTTGGGGAACTGACACTTGGGGGCGGGACGCTTGGGGGCTGGGTGCCAGCACCGGGGGCATCAACCTTCCGCAACGGGACTGGTGGTTCGACAATTTCGATAACGACTTGGTGCTCAACATCCGTAACGGAGCGCCCTATTGGTGGGAACGCGGGCTTGGCACCGACCCTACTGGGGCATTGAACACTCGGGCCATCACATTGCAGGCGTATGCCGACGCCAACAGCCACAACCCGAATGCTGTGCCGGTGAAGGTCATGCAGCTCATGGTGTCACAGCAGGACAAGCATCTGCTGGCTTTCGGCGCAGTGCCGTTCGGCTCCACCAACCCGGACGATTTTGACGCATTGCTCATCCGGTGGGCTGACCAAGACACTCCGACTGACTGGACGCCCTCGCAGTTCAACAGCGCGGGTGATCTGCGTGTCTCGCGCGGCTCGCGTATCGTCCGTGCCATATCCACTCGGCAGGAAATCCTTGTGTGGACGGACGGATCGCTCCACGCCTTGCAGTTCACCGGCACCACGGACGTGTTCGCGTTGCAGGAGTATGCGACCAACATCTCTATCGCGTCCCCCCGAGCGGTAGTCGTCGCTTCGGATGTGGTATACTGGATGGGCGTGGACAAGTTCTACGCCTATACCGGGCGAGTCGAGACCCTGCCTTGCACCCTGCTTGAGCACGTATTCGGCGACATCAATTTCGATCAGCTCGAGCAGGTGGTGTGCGGCACCAACGAAGAGTGGAACGAGGTCTGGTGGTTCTACCCGACCGCAGACAGCTCCGTTAATAACGCCTACGTGGTGTATAACTACCAAGAGCGTATCTGGTATTACGGCACGCTTGCACGCACGGCGTGGCTGGACTCACCCATGCGCCTGTATCCGCATGCGGCTAATACCTCCGTAACGGTGAACGGGTTGCAAGTCAGTGAAGGGGACGGCTACCTCTACAGCCATGAGTTTGGCTCCGATGCCGACGG